TAATTCTTGTTTGTCGTGTTGTTGTTTTTTTTCATATAGTTCATCCATATCAATACGTGTAGAGCTGTCTTGAAATTTGTCTAGGTCAAATATACTAGCCATTGTGTAATATGTCTTACATAAATATTAGAAAAAAGATGTGTAATATTTCCGTATATAGTTTCTCTCTATTAACTTGGTTAATGTTCTTATTTAACATTTGCGTTCAAAAAATTAACAATAGCAGTGTTTGTTGGTTTATTATCCAATTGTGTCATTGTTCCAGTAGGAGAAACGAGTATGATAGTAGGAAATGACTCTACTTTGTATTTGTCCATCATACTTTCCACATCAGGCCCAGGTTCGGTACAGTCGTATTCCACAAAGTTCACTTGATGTCCATTGATAGGTTTACCATTGTATTGGGATTTAGTGGTTTCCCATTCAGGTTTTGCGGCAGTACAATGAGGGCACCAGTTGGCAAAGAACATCATTAGTGTATATTTCTCTCCACTGGATCCAGAACCTGTTCCAGAAAAACTCTCTAATGCTTGAAATGATTGTGGTGGTTCTCTCACCCAAAGATAAAGTATAATTATAATAACAACAATGGTAACTACTATACCTCCATACATTAACAAGTTCTTGTAATTCATTATATAAACTATACAGAAAACAAAAAATATTTGAACTTATACATTTTCATTACTAAATATATAAGATATGGGTAAAACTAAAAAGATGCGTGTTTATACAAAGGACGATTTTAATAGTGGTGATGGTATGTTGACTGCCGTATGGGGACCGGCCATGTGGCACTTTTTACACACAATGAGTTTCAACTATCCCGTAAATCCAACTGAAGAAAACAAAAAACATTATATGGACTTTGTAAAGAATTTGGTAAATGTATTGCCATGTAAGTATTGCAGGATAAATTTAAAAGCTAATTTTAAAAAGATGCCAATTACAATGACTACAATGAAGTCGCGTGATACATTTTCCAAGTATATCTATGATTTACATGAGCACGTTAATAATATGTTAAAGAAGAAATCAAACCTTTCTTATGATGATGTTAGAGAGAGATATGAACACTTTCGTGCCAGATGTTTAGTGGATCCTAAAATGAGTAATATAGAGAAAGTCGCTTCTCCAAAGGAATCAAAGAAGGGATGTACAGAGCCTCTCTTTGGAACTAAATCAAAATGTCTTATTAAGATTGTTCCTATAAACCATAAAACTCCGACCTTTGAGATGAACAAAAAATGTATACGTACAAGGAAAAATCGCAATAAGTGCGTTGTGGATAAGTCTAAGGTTCTTTAAGTTATTTTTATATATTATTTATGTCTGTATTTTATGTCTGTATTTTATGTCTTTAATTAATTTTGAGTTTGGGTAGTTCCTCCATACCATGAACCAGTACCACTTCTATACATAGTGTAAGAAGTGTTTGGGGACCATGAGGTTCCACTACCAGTTCCTGTAATTAATGGAGCAGAAGTTGTTTTAGAGCTTATTAGAGAAGGAGAGTTGATTGTAAATGTATAGGGCATAATCTGTTGAGCAGTCGGTTGATTTGTTTGTGTAGATTGATATGGGTATGTAGAGTAGTTTCCGGTTCCAGTTCCAGTTCCAGTCCCAGTTCCAGAGCCACTTCCGGCACCAGTTCCTGTTCCAATGCTTGTTCCAGTTCCTGTTCCAATGCTTGTTCCAGTTCCTGTTCCAATACTTGTTCCAGTTCCTGAACCAGCACCACTTCCAGAGCCAGATGGATTTGTTGGAGCATTAGAGAAGGTAATAGTAGTTAAAGTATTCTTGTAAGGAGCAAATGAACCATATGTGTAAGCTTGTTGTTGCTGTTGGATTTGTTGCTGTAATTGTTGTTGCTGAAGTTGTTGAATTTGCTGTTGTTGATAGGAGGAAGTAGTGAGGGGAATGGTCTGTGTTCCATATTGATATGTCTGGTTTATTATGGAAGGAGAAATTCCAGAAGTGTCAATAGAACCTGATGTTGGTGGGGTATATACATATGGGCCAGATGTGGCTGATGATGTAGTCGCGTATGGTAGTTGAGATGAACCAGAACCAGAAACAACAGGAGAAGTAGATGTTTGCTGTATCTGAGAATTCAATGGAACAATTGCTGAAGGCATTGCTACGTTTCTTGTAAAGTCAGTTGGAACTGAGTAAATCACAATTGGAACAGGTTTTCCACCGATGATAGGAGTAATTACATTTGCTATTTCTGGATTAAAGTTTGTAGTGGACACAGATGGGGTTGGTGTAGATGTTGTGCTTGGTACAGATGTAATAGGTGTTGTAGTTGCTGTTACAGGAGTTGCGGTGGAAGCACTTCCAGTAGTTGGTGTGGTTGTTACCGTGGTTGCTGCGGCACTAGTACCGGTGCTAGTTCCTACTGCAGATGTTCCGCTACCGGTATCAGACCCACTTCCAGTTCCTGTGCTACTTCCTACAGTAGATGAACCACTATCGGTAGTAGTTCCACTTCCAGTTCCTGTGCCACTTCCTACTGTGGATGTTCCACTACCAGTACCAGTTCCTACAGTAGCTGAACCTGTTCCTGTTCCTGTACCTGTTCCAATAGTATCTATAAGAGTTGAGAGAGGTGGAAGAGGTTGCTTAAAATCTGATGGATATTGGAGTGTAATGCCTTCAAGTGGTACGCTACGAACACTCCAGTATGTAACAAAAATAACTGCCAAAACAACCAATGACGCAATTAAAATGGTTTGTTTATTCATATATATAAATGTAAGTTAAAAATTCTCTCATCTAAAGCTTCATTCCACCAAAAGAGGCAGGAGCTGGAAGTGGAACTTGATTATTTCCAGATGTGAGAGAACTACATGAAGGAGACATTCCAGGATAACCAACTGGGTTTATGGAAGAAGACCCAATAGGAGTGGTAGATGTACCAGAAACAGAAGATACTCCACTACCAGAACCAGTTCCTGTAGATATTCCTGTAGCAGAAGCAGGAGCACTTGAGAATGGATTATATTTGTTAAAAGAACTTAAAGAAGAACTAATGGGGTCAGTTCCTGTGGATGTACCACTTCCAGTTCCTATAGATGTACCACTTCCAGTAGATGTTCCTTTTCCTGTTCCGGTTCCACTGGTCGGGCATTTTGAACAATCATTTATAACTATTGGTTGAATTGTAGGACATACTGGAGGAACAATAAAGGTCTTTGGAACAAAAGAACCAGGCAACCCTGGAGTATCTGATGGAGGTGGAGGTGTTAAACTCTCAATACCTTCCTTAATAGTATTTCCAGAACCAGTTCCACTCCAATATCTTTGGTTGGATTGTTGGAATGTGCTAATACGACTTGGGTAATTATTTGCAGTATTTGGAGGTTGTGTGGAATAAATATCATTAATGATATTTTGATTTGTAGAGCCTAAAATATTTGATAAGGTATTTGGTTGTGCGGTTCCATAAGAAGAAGACCCAGATGAAGAAGTTGTAGATGAACCAGTTCCTACAACTAAAGATGATGGAGAAGATGATGCTAATACTGTAGAAGAACCTGTTCCAGAACCACTTCCTGTAATACTTCCCGGGCCAGTACCATAACCAGAACCGCTTCCACTTCCAGTACCAGTACCTGACCCAGTTCCAGAACCATATACAAAAGGAGTATTAGGCAACCATTCTCTCGGAGATGGATTATTATAATTTCCAGAATCTGGAATAGGAGGTTCTAAATGATTGTAAGTTACAGTAGTGGTGGTATTCTGTAATGGAACAAATGATATAGTGGTTGTTTGAGGCATGCTGTAGTCAATAGAAGATGAGTATCCTTCGGCATATGAGTCTATCGGTAGTGGAATAATAGATCCTTGTTGGATTAACGGTGTAGAATAAGTGTAAACATTTTCAAGATATATAATAACAATGATGGCAATTACGGCAATCACTATGAACGTTAAAGGATGGTTGAGTGACATATATAATAATATGGAATTTTAATGTAGAGAAACAGAATTTTAATGGAGAGAATTTATTTTCAATGAAGATACATTTTGTAATTAATTATAAAATTTCATTATATACTATATTTATAATGCCTACTTTTGGTTCTCTCTGGTATGGAAGTTCTGTTGGATTTCCAGGATTCTTATATAAAAAAGGTGGGTGTGGTGGTAGACGTTCTACTAATTTTGGAGCTGGAGGTTCTCTTTCCACAAATCGTCCTCAATATATTGAAAATAAATATGTACAAGGAGGAAGTGGAATAGGTGCCTCTAGTATTTCAAACAGAAGGGCCAAAAACCGTCTAGCCGCATTTAGCACAACTAATGGGTTGTGTAATAAACAACACATGAATTTGGGATTGTATTCCAGTAATCCTAATGGTATCTATAGGATTGGAGGGCAAGTATAAATATTTACAAAAGTATTTAAAGAAAATACTATATATTAATGTTGGGGTCTTCTCTCTATTTTATGAAATACAGAACATGCTATATTTAACAAAATTGAAATAAAAACTCCTACAATACATATTATAACAAACAAAAGCGTAAAATGAAAATCATCGTCTTTGATACTGAAACAAGTGGACTTCCAATGGGTGGGTTCATTCCCACAATAGTACAGTTTAGTTATGTAAAGTATAACACAGAAACCAATGAGATTGAGAAAGAGGTGGATTCTATTATTAAACAACCAACTGATTATATTATTCCAAAAGAGAGCATTCGCATTCATCACATCACAAATGAGATGTGTGCTAATAGTGGGGTAGAGGTACTTCCTATATTACACCAGTTTATTGAAGACACTAAAGATTGCGAAAGAATTGTTGGACACAATATTTCATTTGATATGGACAGACTTACATCTGTATATAGAAAAATGGCTGATGGACACCCAGACCCTGCTGTAAGAGAACATTATGTAAGGGAAATACAGTATATAGTGGATCATATGAGGCCAAAAACCTACTGTACTATGAGACGCTCAGTTGACTTCTGTAATATTGTTCGCATTAATGTTCGTGGAAATAAATACAAAAAGGTTCCAAAACTTGTTGAACTCTATGAAAAAATATTTGATTATCGCCCAGATGGATTACACAACTCTCTCGTTGATGTGTATGCATGTCTTCTTTGCTATATCATTCTTGTCTATGGAACCACAACAACAATGGATATAAAACGCGAAATAGTGAATCGCATGAATGTCATTCAGAATTCTATTGAAGACCAAATTACATAATCATAACCCTATTTATACGACCTTATAACAACTATAAATTATTTTTTACATAAAAATGAGTCATATTATAATGAGCTCAACAAAATACTATACACACCAAGTATCATCTAAAGTATTCAATGTTATTTATAATTTAAAATGAATATAAATAACTATTACAACCATATGTAACAAATAACAAATGTCTATTACTTCATTTAATCAAACTTATCTTAACGTAACTTGTATTAAAGTAGAAGGTGACCGATTCAACCTACTAGATAATACAAATAATACTTTTTTGGAGATATTAGCAATTCTTATGGTGAGAAGTTTAGTGGACATACTTAACGCTGCGTTATTTATTAAAGATAATTATTTGTATGAGGCTTTAGGTATTACTGTATTTTACGCTTTCAAATATAGATTACAAAGACTTAAGGAATTTTGGAATTTTCCAAAATTAAGTATTATGTATTATGTTGTATTGGAATTATTTTTTATTTTCTTAGTGAGACACACAAATGAACTGGCAATCACTCTTTTCTTTATTTTTCATACAATCAATTATGAAAGTTTATCTTTTATTTCATACTGTGTATTATATAGTAGTTATCCAGTACTTACTCTTTCCTTTATGGCGGGTTCATTATGTGCTACAGCACATGTAAAACTATTATCTTAAAATAAACCATTCTTACTAGGAATTATATAAAAACAATAAATAATAATAATATAAACTATTTATTGTTATCTATAAAATTCAAATACTTATTTCTTGGTTGTTTTTATATTTTTCAATATCATCTTCAATTATAACAATAGTATTTCCATCCATATATACATACGCTAGTTCAGCATTATATTTATTTATTAATAATGGAACTTGGATAAGTTTATCTTCATAATTTTTGTATATGTGTGGTCTATATTGATGGTACCATTTTGTTATTTCTTCATTGTCAATCACATCATCAAACGTAAAAAAACAATACGTATTAAAATTACAGAATGTTTCCAAATCAATATATTTCGGAGACAACTCTTTTAATCTTAGTTTTTGATTTCTCTCACGTATTTTATTTGGTATATTAACTACATGTTCAAGCAATACAGTAGAAATATAACATGCTCCAACCACAACATATAATGGTAATATTGATATTGTAAGCAAATAATCTATAATATAAGTCATTTAAATTTATTTTTAAAATAATTTTAAATTGTTTATAATACTCATTGTATTTATATTATGTTTTTGTTAGTTTAAGCACTACAACTTTCACATACTTCATTCTCTTCTTCTTCTCTCTCTTTTGCTTTAACTGTCAAGTCCTTTTTCTTTTCAGGCTCAATAGTAAAGCTTTGGGCGGTGTGTCTTGCTTTTCTTCGCAGGTAATAAATTCCAGTTTTAAGCCCAACTCTGTGTGAATACATATGCATTGATGTGAGTTTCTGATAAGTCGGGTCTTCCATCCACAGGTTTAAGCTCTGGGATTGACAGATAAACGGACCTCTAGCTGCAGCCATATCAATCAAATGTTTCATTGGCATTTCCCAAACAATCTTATATTTCTCTCTAATATGTTCTGGAATGGATACAATGTGTTGGATACTTCCCTTATTAGCAATGATGTTTTGTTTCATCTTTTCATTCCACAATCCCAATCCCATCAAATCCTTCATCAAATATTTATTGGCCAAAATAAACTCTCCAGCCAATGTTCTTCTTGTATAAATATTACTTGTCAATGGCTCAAAGCATTCATTATATCCAAGAATTTGTGAAGTCGTTGCGGTTGGCATTGGAGCAACCAACAGGGAATTGCGAAGACCATGAACTGCTACATCCCTCTTGAGTTTATCCCAGTCATATCTATTACTTGGTGTAACTCCCCACATATCAAACTGAAGAATACCTTTAGAAGCAGGAGAACCAGTGAAGGTACTATAAGCTCCAACCTTAGCACCAATAAGCTCCTCTGGTAAAAAACTCATATGTTTCTCTTGACGAGTTGCTCCAGGATTTTGTTGATAAGAACTTCTAATATATTGTCCCTGTCTATCTCCAAGAGTTTCCCAGAATTCAGTGCGTTCCATCGCCATCTCACAAGACTTCTCAACCGCCGCATGATAAATGGTTTCAAAAATATCGCGATTCAAGGAAGCCGCTCTTTCACTGTGATATGGAATGTTCATCATAATAAACGCATCTGCTAATCCCTGTACACCAAGGCCAATAGGACGATGTCTAAAATTACTTCTTCTTGTTTTTTCTGTAGGATAAAAGTTGAGGTCAATAATCTTGTTCAAATTGCAGGTAAGAATCTTGGTAATTCTGTGTAATTCCTCATGGTCAAACTCACCATCCTTGACAAAAGAAGGCAACACAATACTTGCCAAATTACAAACTGCGGTTTCTTTATCATCAGAGTACTCAATGATTTCCGTACATAAGTTAGAGCTCTTGATAGTACCAAGATTCTTCTGGTTGGACTTGGAATTACACGCGTCCTTGTAGAGCAAATATGGAGTTCCTGTTTCCATTTGTGCGGTCAAAATCTTTAGCCATAGACTTCTTGCTGGAACCACCTTTCTAGCAATTCCACTTTCTTCATACTTGGTATACAATTCATTGAACTCTTCACCATACACATCTGATAATCCAGGAGCATCATTGGGACAAAACAGAGACCAATCTTTTTCTTCAGTAACACGCTTCATAAATAGGTCTGGAACCCACAACGCATAAAACAAATCTCTTGCTTTTGTTTCCTCATCTCCATGGGTCTTCTTCATTTCCAAAAAGGCTTCCACTTCCAAGTGCCAAGGTTCCAAGTATACCGCAAAAGAACCATTGCGTTTGCCTCCTTGGTTCACATACTTTGCGGTATCATTGAAAATTTTCAACATAGGAACAATTCCATTTGTTTTTCCTCCTGTGGAATTAATTACAGAACCTTTAGCACGAATATTGTGAATATGAAGACCAATACCACCAGCCCATTTAGAAATACTGGCACAATCCTTGAGAGTATTAAAGATACCATCTAAACTATCATTCTCCATTCCAATCAAATAACAAGAACTAAGCTGTGGATATCTGGAACCTGAGTTAAATAAAGTTGGGGTTGCGTGGATCATCTTCTTAGTAGACATCAAATCATAGGTTTCTTTAACAAGTGGAAGGTTATCGCCATGAATTTGAATAGCAACTCTCATCCACATGTGTTGAACTCTCTCCACAGGAATATCATTAATCTTAAGAAGATACGATTTTTCTAATGTCTTGAATCCAAAATAATCAATCAAGTAATCTCTGGAATAGTCAATCATACTTTCATACTCGGCTCCATTTCTCTCCACCATATCATAAAATTCCTCAGTTAATAGAGTTGTGTCGCGGAATAAACTTTCAACAACAGTGAAAAAGGAATCACTAGTGTTCTTATGATTATTTGAAATAATAACAGCACCGGCCAATACAGAATAAGATGGATGATTAGAAGATGAATAAGCACATTGTTCTGCAGTAAGTTCATCAATTTTAGTAGTGTGGATGTAGTTATATAATTGGTCAATGACTTTGATGGCTAATGTAGTATAATTAATGTCGTGGATATTAAACTCATTACACAACTTTTTAATTCTCTTCATAATTTTGTCAAACGCAATCTCTTGGACCAATCCATCTCTTTTAGTAACAAACATATTCTCATCCATTGTTTAGTAGATGATATATTATAATCCAATATCTTTAATTATTATTTTGGATTTGTTTACAATTTAAAATACTTTATATAGTTCTCTCTCTCTCACATATCTTCTACATTATATTATAGCACCATGAATAAAAGTATTAACAACTTTTTAGTAGCTCTCTTTGTTTTTATAACACTCGCGTATATGTATTCTTTGGTATTTGGTTCAGAATCTAAACCAGTACCAGCACCATATTCTAAAGAAGGGTTCACCCCATTACTTCCACAAAGCTCTAACAGTCCAGGTACCTTATTACAAGATTATCCTGTAATAAATCCCACTGGACTACTTGGAGAAAAAAATAGCAGTGACTTGTGGCAAACCCGACCAACATCACAAGTTGGTTCATATGATCAAGTTACAAATAATGTTAAACATTTTGATAATCCAGATATTGGTAATTGCAGTCCAATTAGTATGTGTAATACTTTATATGGGAATCAATCATCTACAACTGGAAGTGGCGTTCGTATTGGTTTACATACTACAACAACTCCCTCGTTCTTTTAATCATTTTGTTCTTCAATCATAGGAGGCTCCACATAATTTTCCATCTCTTCAAATAATGTATTATTTATATCTGGTGGAGGAGAGTGGTCTAATAAAACGCATGGAAGTTTCTTTGTTCTGGATTTAGGGGCTCTGTGAGTATATCCTTCCACTCGTTCTCGTTCAATGGTATTCCAAATTTCACGAACTTGTGGGAGAGCACTTTCAAACCAAAACTTATTACGCAATACGAGCACACAACTGAATACCTGCAATTTCCAATAAATATTTGTAATCCATCTTAGGCCTTCTTCCTCTTTTTGGTGAATTGTATCTTCTTCCCAAATAGTTTCTTCATCATCATCGTTCAAATAGAGAGGTTTGAATACATATATCGGAGTATTGTTATCTGTCTTCATAAACATCATAATACATCCCTTGTAGCGATATTTACAGAATGGAGTTTCAATATCTTGGTCTTGTTCATCGTTATTTGTAGTTTCTTGATAGACATCTTCCAACTCGTTTGCAATGGAACCTTGAGGGAATTTGTCCTCCATATATTCCCGATAGCTCCCATACTCAATGAATTTGGTTTCCAAAAAATCGCATTCGTTTAGATTACAGACTTCCATCTGAGATTGCATTTGTACCCAATAGTCTGGCATAGGAACACCATCAATTTCTCTCGTAAATACATTTTTTATTTCCAAAAGTCTTCCATATCTTTCTGAAGTGGAGTCTATGTTAATGCCATCGGGTGATGCTCCAATAAACGAATGCTTGGAATGTGGAATACAACCAAACTCCCCAACTTTTGTTTTGTAGACATCTTCGTATATGATTACAGATAGTGGTTCGTACTTTTGTCCCCAGTGTAGAGGAGATGATGGATTATTACACCTGCCCATAGGTTCCCATGGTTTACACTTGCTATATATAAGACTGTTTTGTACTGCTTGGCTATCAAATACTTTTGCTAATTCACTTGCTGTAATTAGATTATGTCTAAACTTATACCATTCTTCTGTGCGTTGAACTGGCTGAGGAATTGAACGCAGGTATTCCAATTGTTCTGTAATCTTCTCTACATTAACTGGTTTAAAAGTAAATGATGAAGAGAATGATCGGCGTGGCATTATATAAGTAAAGAAGTGCTGAAGAGCTTCTTGAATATGGTCTTCCAGGTCATTTGTAGAGAGGGGTTTAACACAGGTGGTTGCTGTTGTTAGTGTTTGTTGTTTTTGTTTTTTGGTACTCTTTTTAGTTGTTGTTTCATCTTCCAGATTAGGACAGAATAATTCCAGAATATCATCTTCAATAATACCAAGGTAATTTGGATCAATTAACACATTAAAGTGTTCTGTAATATATTCTTCAATGATGGGTAATATAAAATCTGTTTGGTCGTTTTGATAAATCTCCATGTTATGAATTACTAAAATAATATGATGATTTATTTATATCAAAACATTATAATCAATTTTATATTACACTATAAAGATAAAGTTTAGTTAACGAGATGCTGCTAGTGAGGAAGATAATATGGATGACACTGAGGTACCTGCCTTAATTGGTTGTGTAGAGTTCTTCTTTAAAGTGGTGGTATGTTTGGCACCATCCATATTCTTAATTGTGAAATGTCTAGTTGTTTTATTAAACACAAGACACGGCATATCCTTAATAATTCCCTTGTTCTTGTCATAATTTACTTCTTTTGTTTTCACAAGCTTTCCACGAGACATGTTGGACTTTAACAATTCAATAAGTTGATTAGTTTCTGTTTCTGTTAATCCATTTGCTTGTGTGTAGTTCTCCACATATTCTGTAATTTTCTTATATTTCATTGACTTGTTGAGCTTACTCCAAGTTTCTTTTGTGTTATTGTTCTTTTCTTTTTCTAGGAACTTCTGTAAATTATCATAGCTATTGTTTGGACATATCTCTTCAACTGGAGTGTTTCCATTCATTAACATTATTTTATAGCGAAGTGTTTTTAGTTCTTGGCACTCTTGTTTTCCAGATTCTTTTACAGGTTCCTCTTTTGTTCTTTTATATTGTGATGAATCCTGTTTGAGAGAAGTGGGGATTGGTAACAGATTATCAATTACAACATTTTCACAAGATTCTTGTAATCCATTTAATCCAAACTCTTCACTCTGATAATCTTCTTCTTCCTGACACAAGTTGTTATCGGGGTTATCGGTCTCATCTCCGGATAAATCTGATAATCTACTTTCTGTCTCATTATTTTTGATAGAAAATACGTTAATATTAACATTTGTCTTATTTAAACTCATTTAATATATAATATTGATAACAATCTAATTATATTATTTTATACATATCATATAATTGTAACATATGAAAAAAGTAGACATTACTGGTACTCATAATCGTTATCAAATAAAGAAGGTAACTAGAACCACAGCAGATATTAATAAACCTCGTGTAGCAACTATTGGATGGGATGCATCTTTATATTCTACTGAAGTACAGATGGTTTTATTAAATGAACTTCATACATTTCTCTCAAATTCTATTACACAAGAAAACAAACAAACAATAACTTCTAATTGTTTATTAATAAAACATGAGATTGAAAAGAAACTCTCTGGATATAAATCACAAGATGTTATAAAAAAGAAGAGAGACATACTAATTACATTAAAAGAATGTGTAGAGAAATTACAGGCATCTAATATGATATGTCATTATTGTGGTGAAGGGTGTAATGTTTTTTATGAACGTGTTAGAGAGATGTCACAGTGGTCTCTAGACCGAATTGATAATTCTATAGGACATTCTGCAGATAATGTGGTGATAAGTTGCCTTAAGTGTAATTTACATAGAAGGTCTATGAGTGTCAAGAAGTTTAAGGATACAAAAGATATGAAAACGGTTGTTCTACTGGAACCCCCAGAGACCGAGGACACAATTGAAAATAGTACCGAAATTTTGGAACCTGTTATAACACCTGCCAGAAGCACTATTTTCTCTCCAAGACTAATCCAAAAACTCACACAGAATATCATTGTTGATAAGGGTGTCGTTAAATCCATCCAAGAAGATGGATAGTAAATCAATCTTATCCTTTGCTAATAGACTATTCCCATTTTTTTTAACATGCGGAGTATCCCATATTTTTGGTGTAATTACAAGAGAAGGTTCCAATATATTCAGAAAAGGATACTTCGCAAATACTCCATCCAAAGCAACATTTCCTTGATATGTATGAGAGAACTCTCCAGTAATAAATGGAATGTTTGAACTTGAAATACAACAGTTGATGGCATCTTCCAGACTTGTAAAGTTACAATATATGGTTGTCTTCAATTCATAGTTTTCATATGTTAGAACTCCTACATATAATTGTTCCAGATTGTAATCTTCTTCTGTTGTAAGTTCCAACAATTTTTGTTTCATGTAAAAAAGAAATTCATATATTGACTTTTTGAGTAGTATCTCTTGTATTCCCTTCATTATCTGGAACAATACTATAGTTATTTGTTTTTTATTCTTTAAACATAAAAGGAGAGAACACCAGGAACCAGCAGAACTACCTGTAAATACATAGTCATCCAGATTATAATTAAGCTTTATGTATCTAGCAACACCCAACATGTAATAACCGTAGAATCCTCCTGGAGTAATCGCAATCAGTTTTTTATAGCGACCATTCCACTGCTTTTCCAAATCTTGAGGTTCTATTATTTTATTGGTTCTATTACACTTGATGTACTGTTTGTATTTCAATCGTTTATTTTGATAGTCTTCCACATGTTCTTGTAAAGCTTTCTTTAGTTTTAATTGTGTATGTTCTGATTGTGGTATTTGAGTAGAGAATGGGGTCCATGCGTTTAATATTTTCATTCCAGTTGGTCTTGGTATTTTCTTCTTTGTGTTTTTATGGATAGAAGTTGCATTTATAAATACTCTACACACATTTGAGAGAAACAAATAGACTATGATATTACTAAGGTGCGATAGTTTTTTTATTCGGTATATCAACGCATTATTTGCGTCCATTTATAAACTTTACATATACTAATAAGAATGATTTTAACCACAAAACAAAAGAATACAATCATAAAAACATCCACCGTTGTATTGGTTGACCTTTCTAATGTATTGTATGTATTAATGAACCATTACAAGTATAAGGAACCTGTAATTAATAAAATGAGAGAATTCCTATTGAAATGTTTAAAACACAATAAATATGTAATTATCGTTTCAAAAAGTACTATTGGAATAAATGTTATAGATATCCTCAACTATAAAAATCCTTCTGATTTCAATAAATATATTAGAAGTTCACAACTATCAATATACAATTTAGAATATCACCAACCAAATGCTTCCAATATGGATGATCTTCTCTACAATTTATTATTGGTAGATGTATTCCAGAATAAGTGTACATCAAAGTGTAATGTTGTATATTTAACAAATGATAAACAGAAATTTAATAAAAACCTCTTTGGGTTATATGAAGGTGAACTTCTAACCAACTTGTCAATACAAAAAGTTAAGTATAATAGTTTGACAGAATATTACACATATTCGGTTCATCCACAAGAACGTAGTATAATAAATATGTTGAAGGAAGTAGCTACTGTTAATACAACTGATACAAATAATTTAGAATGTATGATCAAAAATATTATTCCTCTTTATTCCACAAAATCAATATCAAAGACTTCTGGAAAAAGTAATTCAGAAAATATTACATATAAAAAAATCAATTCTCTTTATCGTACAAAATACTCCAAGACATCAAAGAGAGAAAATGGTAAAAGATGTGACATGTCTCACTTTACAAAAAAAGGGAATTTAGAAAAAACATATTTTCTGTATGCGTATATTAAATACATACAATCCAAATTACACAATGGAAATTTGTATGGAAGCATGTCTACAGAAAATATTATAAAAATGTTCAAGTAATAAGTATTTGATTTTATAGATGAATATCACAAAAAAACAGTATAGTTAGTTATATATCATCACAAATATTTTTGTTATGTTATTTAGCAAATAGTATATACACCATTAGATAATTGGTATCTAGCAATAACTTTTGGAACTGGTTGATTAGATTGGATGTCTTCTGTGGAATAGACATGGTTGTCATCATCAATATAATACACAATACCATTAATTTCCTGTTGCCATACTTCAACTTGTTTCATTTCAGTTTTAACTTCAGAAGCTTCAACTATGCCATGTGGAGTTCCTTTAATATGAGTTCCACAAAATTCTGTTTCATTTTGTTTTCTTCTAGTACATTGAGTTCCGTCCATTCTTTTAGCAGTACATCTTTCACATAGTGGAACAGAATTGCTAGATCTTTTGCGTTTAGCAAAATCATTTTCTTCCAGAGTAAATCCAGGATATTCTTGGATATAAGAAACCAGTTTGTCAAAATCTTCTCCTTCTTGGATTTTTTCCACAAGAATATTTTTAAATTTAGAAACATAAGATTCAATCTTAGCATTAAGTCGTTTTTCCATTGTATTAAAGTGTTTGGGGTATGAATAGCTTAAATGTTCTGGTTTAAATCAATTTTTAATAATACTTATGAAAAATACTTAAAGACCTTATTCAGGCTTCTTAGGTTCTTCTAATAAACTCTTTGTTATTCCAGAAACAAGTTCCTGATGTTCTTGTGGCAACTTTGAAAAAGAAGAGCTTGCTGTATCTCTCAACTTTTTAGCAATAGTATTAATGGCATGTTCTTTTCCCTGGGAAACTACTTTATTTAAAGTATCTGTTGTATTCTTTCCAGTCTTAATGGTATTTACCATTTCTCTTAATTTTGTCTGATGTTCTTTTGGTAGTGTCTCAATGAACTTATTGGTTTTCTCTCCAATTGTATTTACTACATTTGTTTTTGCTGTATTATAAAGGCGGTTAGCACTTTGTTGTGCGGTTGTTTCCTCTATTGGTAATGGTTCACTTTCTGTTATATTTATAGGTTTTACAACTGGTCTATTGTTCTCTACATTTTTATTTACAGGACTTTGAATTTGTGGAATAGTATCTTGAGAGAAACTTGGGAATGTAGTGGAAGCTGAATACTCTTTAGAAGATATTACAGGTATTATTGGTATAGTTGGTACTGCCTTTGACATGGCATTTATAGAGGACCCAAAGTTAATCTTCACAGGTTCCGTGTGTGTTATCCATCCCTTTTCATTAAGACGCTTTACAGTAATAAAATCAATAGTTGTTCTGTAAATAATATACAACACAACTAGAACAGCAACAAAGATATTTGCGAATTGTACTGTAAATTGACTGATAATGGAATACACGTAATAAAGAGTAAGTATGTGGACTGATACGTTTGTTTTAATCATATCCAATAAGTATTCCATATGTGTGTAAGGAATTGCTTGTGGATCATCTACACCACCATTACTTGTGTTTATAGATACCTCTGCTTTTTCTCCTTGTAAACTAGTAACCGGAGTTTGTAAAAGATGCATAGATGGTCCAGTTTTACTGGAAGCAGCACTTGTAAATATTCGTAAGAGACCATATCCAACTGCGAATGGAACGCAAAAAATGCCTCCCAGAATTATAAATACAAATATAAATGCTCCTGCTAAAAAGAACCCTAATAATCCATATACTGAAT